TAGTTGTGAGAGCACTGTCCTTGAAGCAGGACATCTAATTCCATTTACAATGGAAAGACCAAAATCATTTGCATTTGCAGGACCCGATGAGTTTAAATATGACACAAGCATTGACACTTTTACTGCTTACAAACGTTATATATCGTCCAAACCTTGGGTTGCATTTAATTATCTACGTGACCCATCCAGACAACCATATTGGCTATGAAAGAATTTGACTATGACCTCGATTACAAAAAACTTGATTTTACAGATACGGAAACTCGTGAACTTTATCGTATTGGAAGGGGAGAGCAAGGAGTTCTACTGGTTCGCCCTTATACTAACATTATTTGTAATCATTGGAGATTCAAAACTCCTAGAGAAGCAATAATATCTTCTAATAAAATATTTGCAATGTATCTTGATTATCGTGATGAAGGAGACTTCATTGGTATGGATATGTGTCGTAAGTTTCTTGAAATGGGATTTACTCGTGCCAGAAGATATGCTAATCATAACTCTGGTCGAAAATACAAAAAAGGAACTAAAGAAGTATTACCTCAAGAAGAAGACAACTTAAGTAGTAAGTACGCAGAGTCTGCAAGAGTATTCAAAAAGGTTCGTGACATTGTTGCAAAAAGCGATGTTTATGTTAAAATGAGAAAAGAATGGAGGGCAAAAGAAAATGACAGAGTTAATATCTAAAGAAGACCCAAGATATTTTTCTCAAACTTCTGATATACCTTATGACCGTCATCATTACAAGATAGTTTGCCCTAATAAAAGTTTTGTGGTAGAATCTTGGGATGAGGTTCAAGAATATTGGTGGAATAATTGTCATTCACCTTGGTTTGAAGGAACAGTTGTTCACGTTATTGATAAACCAAAACCAAAGAAAAAATCTAAAGGTTTTAAATGAAATTATTAGTCGCAGGGAGAATCACAGGTTCAGTGTTGATTATTTGTGCGTATTTTGTTATACTACATGTATCAACCTTTTATGGTGCGATAATGCACATTATTGCTGATATTATTTGCATTCCTTTTTATGTTCAAAATAAACAGTGGGATGTTGCAATTATGTTAGCGTTTTTGATGAGCATAGCAATTAGCAAAGTTGCAATTTTATTATGAGTGATTTTATATGGGTTGAAAAATACAGACCCCAAAAAATTGAAGATTGTATTCTCCCTGATAGTATCAAGAAAACTTTTAGGGATTTTTTAACAGCAGGTGAGATACCAAACTTGCTGCTCTCAGGTCCACCAGGTATTGGTAAGACCACAGTAGCGAAAGCACTATGTAAAGAATTAGGAGTAGACTATTATGTTATTAATGGATCGGATGAAGGACGTTTTCTCGACACTGTTCGGAACAATGCGAAGAACTTCGCAGCAACGGTCTCTCTTGCGTCTGAGGCAAGTCACAAGGTCATTATCATCGACGAAGCAGACAATACCACTTCCGACGTACAGCTCCTTCTCAGAGCGTCTATTGAGGAGTTCTCAGCCAACTGTAGATTTGTCTTCACTTGCAACTATAAGAACAAGATTATTAGCCCCTTACATTCACGCTGCAGTGTTATTGACTTCTCTGTTAACAAAAAAGATAAACCAAAGATAGCATCACAATTTTTTTCTAGGATAAATTATATTCTAGAGAAGGAGGGTGTAGAGAGTGATAAGAAAGTTGTAGCAGAATTAATAAACAAACACTTTCCTGATTGGAGAAGAGTGTTGAATGAATGTCAGAGATACTCTGTTGGTGGTAAGATTGATAGTGGAATACTAGCAGCATTCTCTGAGGTAGCAGTTAATGATCTAATAAAAAATTTAAAGAAAAAGAACTTCTCTGAGGTTCGTAAATGGGTTGTTTCTAACCTTGATAATGATCCCTCAGTGTTATTGAGGAAGATATACGATAACTTATATGACTCTATGGTTCCAACAAGTATACCTGCTGCTGTATTAGTTATCGCTAAATATCAGTACCAAATCGCATTTGTTGCTGATCAAGAAATAAACTTACTAGCAGCACTTACTGAAATTATGGTAGAGTGTGAATTCAAATAACAATAATTATGACTAAATCAACTTTCGCTAAAACTAAAGCACAAATCAAATCCTATCAATATTATTTGTTCTGGGGTGCTTGCACTGTTGCTGTTATGGCTGGACAAATCTTTGTTGGTGCAGGTTATCAATCAATGTCTAACTCGGTAAAAGATCTCACAGAACTCATTGAAATTCAAATGGAGTGGGATGAATTAGATAGAAGAAGAACAGGTCAATCACCTTACAAGATGATGATAGATCCTGATGATTACATTATCTGGGAGTCAATAGATTAAGATGTCACTAAAATTAATTAAAACACCACTAAGATATCCTGGCGGAAAGTCAAAGGCATCTACTAAGATGGATCAATACTTCCCCGACTTCAGTAAGTATAAAGAATATAGAGAACCATTTTTAGGCGGTGGTAGTGTAGCAATTCATATTACAAAGACATATCCAAGACTTAAGATATGGGTAAATGATTTGTATGAACCACTTGTAAACTTCTGGCAGGTTCTTCAAGCAGAAGGTCTTAGTCTAACTGATGCTCTTATTGAACAGAAAGTAAAGCACCCTGATAGAGAGAGTGCTAGGAAACTTTTTACTGAGGCAAAAGAACTAATCAACGACCATCAATATACTAGTGTTGAACGTGCTGTTGCATTTTACATTGTAAATAAATGTTCATTCAGTGGACTTACAGAGGCATCATCATTTTCTGAACAGGCAAGTGACTCTAACTTCTCATTGAAGGGTATCGAAAAATTACCTGAGTATTCTAAACTTATTAAGAAGTGGAGAATCACGAATGATTCATATGATACTTTGATGTTCAATGAACTACGTTCTGGTATATTCATGTATCTTGATCCACCATATGATATTAAAGATAACTTGTATGGTAATAAAGGATCTCTTCATAAAAGATTTGATCATGATAGATTTGCAAAGCAGTGCTGTATTATGTCTACAGATATGATGGTGAGTTATAATTCTGATCAACTAATATTAGAAAGATTTAATGGATGGGCAGCAGCAGAGTATGATCTCACATATACAATGAGATCAGTGGGTAAATATATGAGGGATCAAAAATCCAGAAAGGAACTTCTCTTACTAAACTACAAACCCAAACCAAGGGCAAAGATAAAGTTTAGTTACGGAGAATGTTACAACAACGATAAACTTACAAAGGCAGGGTTAACAACATGAACGATGAGGCACCAGATCAGTTGTATGTCGACATGAGTAAACTGAATGCTCTATATGAAGAACTTATGTGGGATAATGAAGATATCTTGGAGTTTGTTGCAGATTATGAGAACAATCGTATAATAGTAAAAAATAAAACCCATGAGGATAAGTGGAGAATAACTAAGAGAGATGACTGAACTTAAAGACTGGTTAAATTCTATTAATCAGACTAAAAAGAACCTTATTGATGAAGATCCTGATTTAGAAAAAGATTATCCACCATACATAATTAATCGTTGCTACTCTGGACATCTTGATGCTGTGATGTATGCAAATGAAATGAATAAGTATAACTTCTTACCAAAGAAGATGCAATATGACTTTTTTATAAATATCCTCAGAGTTAAAAAGAGATTCTCTCCTTGGCTCCGCAAAGATGAGATTAAAGATCTTGATTATGTAAAACGTTACTATGATTATAGTAATGAAAAGGCAAAACAAGCTTTGAAACTTCTTTCCAAAGAACAACTTAATTTTATAAAATCTAAATTTGAAACTGGGGGATCGAAATGAGTGTTGTTACCGAATCAGAGATCAAGTGGTCATCTGATCAAATGGTTGAGATAAGTCTGAATGAACCTGATGATTTTTTGAAAGTCCGTGAGACACTCACTCGTATTGGAGTAGCGTCAAGGAAGGAGAAAAAGATCTATCAATCATGTCACATCTTACATAAGCAAGGCAGATATTTCTTAGTTCACTTCAAAGAATTGTTCGCACTTGATGGTAAGCATGCTAACTTAACTACCAATGACGTGCAGAGAAGAAATAGAATAGCA